GGTGGCTCATCCAGCTGGGCCAGCAACGCTTGCGGGGCGTGCTGAAAACGGTGCAGGACTGAGCCGTCGCCGAGGCAGGCTTTGACCTTCACCCCGTCACCGATCTCATCGGCCAGACCGAGCGCGACAGCTTCGGCGGCGGTCAGCCAGGTTTCGGCATTGACCAGGCGTCGCAGTTCGGCATCGTCGATGTCAGGCGCCTTGGCCTTGTACGCTGCAATGATCGCTTCAAGGGTCTGGTCGAGCACGTCGGCGACACGGCGAAAGTCTTCGGCGTCTCCACCGGCGTATGTCCACGGGTTGTGGATCATCAGCATGGCGTTGGCGGCGATGACCACGCGGTGAGCGCCGCACACCGCGACACTGGCCGCGCTGGCTGCCAATGCATCGACGCGGGCGGTACACCGCTCGCCGAGCCGCGACAGTGCGTTGTGCATCGCCAGACCGTCGAACAGATCGCCGCCGACGCTGTTAAATGCGGCAACGACCGGCGTTACGCCGTCGTCTACTTCGCGCAGGTCCCGCACAAATTGGCTGGCGGTGATGCCCCACCCGCCGATCTCGCCGTAGACATAAACCTCAATCGTGCGTTGCTCGGCCTCGCCGCTGGCCCGCAGGTGGTACCAGCTTTTAGCTTCCACCGGCAGCAGTTTGCCCGCGCTGTCGTAGATACGCGGCGCTGTCTTCTTGCTCATGGTTGTTCCTTTTCGTCAGGTATCTGGACGACTGCGAGTGTCTTGTAATTGAGGCCCAAGTCCCGTGCCCGCGCCTGATCGGCGGCGTTTTCGGCATCGACCGTTTCGGCGTCGTATCCGGTGCGCAGAACCATCTCGCTGCGTGAGCCGAAACCTGCATTCACTTCCATCATTCGCGACTGCACGTCCTGCACCGGATGAAGGTACGCCCAGCCTTGAGGTACCCAGCGCGTGCGCAGGTATTCCCGGCGACGTGGTGCGTAGTCAGCTAGCGTCAGCGCACCAGACAACACGGCCATGTCCATCCAGGCAGCGCGCACCGGGCGACAAAGCTGGTGGACATACACGCTGAATTGCAGCTGCTCAAGGCGCCGACGGAATTCGTTCAGAACCACGCGCAACGCTCGGTCGTTCACGTCGCGCATGTCGCCGGTCAACAGCTCGTAGGGTGTGCCGCTGCCTGCCGCTGCCGCCATCAGTTGCTGACGCATGAAGTCCGGGTAGTTGTTGCCCGCATCGGGCGGCTTGGAGAACTCGACCTCTTCCCCCGCGCCCAGCTCCTGCATGGTGCCAGGCTCAAGCGCAACCATCGGTGTGAAGCCATCAGCGTCGAGGTCGAGCAACTTGCCAGTCACCGGGTCGCGCGGCTCTTGACCTGTGTCCGGCGCCGGTCGGCTGATGAAGCCTGCGAACAGGTTGGCGACTTCCTGCCGGAACAGCACCGCGTCATCGAAGTTGTCCAGGCTACGCAGACGCTTGAGCACGGGGGACAGACGCGGCACGCCGCGCAGTTGCCCAGGTTCGACCGGCTCGAAAATATGCAACACCTGACTGGCCGGTACGCGCACCAGTTGGTTGTAACCGCTGCTGCCTAATGCCTCACGCGGGTGCGAGCGGTACATCATGTAGGCCGCGCGCTTGCCTGATGGCTCGAATTCGATGCCTGCCCGGATGACGTTGCCGCCGCTGACGGTTTCAAACTTGTCATGGGGGACGAACTCGGGCGCGAGCACCTGCAACTGGATCGGCACGGCCAGCCCTTCGTCGAGGCTTCGTGGCCTGATCCGTACGAAGCATTCGCCGGCCGTCTCGACCGTGCGTGCAATCAAAGCTTGCTGGCCGTAAAAGTCGGTTAGCCCATCGGCGTCCGATTCCTCGACCCAATCCTCCCACAGCTCCTGCAGCAGCTTGCGCAGCACCGGGTCCTCGGTTTTGGGCCGTGGGTTGATGCCGGTGCCGATCAGGTTGCTGACGCGCTTGTCGATGGCGTTGAACGCATACGGATCGTTGCGCACCGCTGCTCGAGAGCGACTGCGTAGGTTGCGCAGCGCGGGCATCATCAGGCTGTTGACGCTGCTGTCTGGCGCATTCCAGTTGGCAGAGCGCCTGCCTTCTCCTGCGCCGTCGTAGCTGGCCTTGATGCGTTCCGGCAGCAGGAATCCGTTACGGGTAAGCGTCGGGTAAGGTCGCATCAGATTCCCTTGCCGCCGTGGTACAGGCGGTATACGCGTGAGCGTAATTTAGCGGCACTTGCCAGCGAAGTGCGGATCTCTTCGCGGGCCTTGAGCAGCTCATCGACCGTGCGGTATTCAACGGTGCGGTCTGTGTAGCGCACGGTTTTCTCGCCGCGCGCGATGGCCGTCTCGACTGCTTCGAGGTGCTTTTGGGTGAAGGACATGATTGATCTCTGTGGTAGGTCGCAACTTGGCGGTGTTTAGCAAGGCGTTGTTTGAGCGGTCAGGCCTGAACTGTTAAAACCATTGGCTGTAGAAATGACTAAGCAGGTTTGTCCGCATGGCAGCTTCCAACATTGAGAAATTTGACGAGTACACAGCGCTGATATTTGCCCGCCTGTATGGGTCCTTCCCCTTGAGAATCGATCTTTCTCATGTCGATTTCTTGTACGAGGAATGGAGTCGCGAGCCTTACGACCACGACGTTTACAACCCTCAAGCTGAATTTTTGACCGCAACCATGCAGTGGCTGAAAGATGCCGGCTATCTGTCCGGTGAACCGTCGGCAATCGGCCTTTACAAAGCGGTGTTGACCGCCAAAGGGCTTGAGGTCCTCAAGGCCACACCTGCCAGTCTTGAACACGGCCCTTCCATCGGTGAGCGCATCTCGGACGCGGTCAAGGCAGAAGGACGCGAGACCATGCGGGGCCTTGTCTCTGAAGCGTTGGGCATCGGCGCACGGCTGATCAGTCCGCTGGTTGGTCTCTCCTCCTGATCAACGCCTTTTGAGGTAGCCGCTTGTAGAACTCCGGCGCCTTGCCGTTGGTGTTTCCATGCGGATGGTCATAGCCGCAGATTGTTGCGGCGCCACTGCCGGGGTTGAAGGCTCTGAGACAACAGGGTCCGCAGGTATCGTGTTGATCGCTGTTTCATCGAACAAACTGGCCTGCGCCAGCGCCTGCCTGACCCGATCCCAGTCATGTTCCTTGTAGCGGTGGATGCCCAAGTAGTGCGCCATCGCCAGGCTGTACACCATGAGATCGAGCGCTTCATTACGTTCGGCCTTGCCCTTTACCCATTCAATGCGCTTGTAGCCCCGGACGTAGCGGGCGACCTTGCGCTCGGCCACGCACTGGGCGAAGAACTCGTCCGGCAGGTCGTTCGCAAAATGCAGCGCGCCAGGACCTGATTCGAACGGGTAGCGGTTGTAGATCCAGTCCTTGGCCGTGTCGGTCCCGACGATCCATAGGGACGCGCCATTCTTCTCGGTCTGGCCTTTCCATGTCACGTCGACCATCGACGGCCGTTGGGCAATTACAGGCTTGCCCGGTTTGCTTGCACCCTTAACCGCGAAGATGTTGCGCCAGCGCCGTACCCGGCAGAACTGGTAGACCTCATCGGTGTGGTGACCACCGGAGTCGATGGCCGTGGCGAGGATGCTCAGACCGACGCCGGAGACATGCCGGTAGCGCGCCTTCAGTAACTCATCCAGTGCGGCCCAGGTGCGTTCGTCCGCAGGGTCGCCAGCGATGACCTGATGATCGACAATCCAGCGTTCCATGCCAACACCCCAGCCCACCACCATGAACTCCAGGCGGTTGGCTTGAACGTCTACTGAACCGGTCAGCATCAGCACGCCAACCGGTACCGAGCCCAGCGAGTAAAGCTCTTGCCGGGCTCGTGCAATCAGCACGTCGGCTTTGGTTTGTTCCTGGGCGCTGTCCCATACCTTGGCCAGGCGAGTGTTGTAGAACACTTGCATGGGCTCGAGATCGCCTTTGGACTGGGCCTTTTTAGCTTTCTCGAATTGTTTGGCCAGTGAGCGCCAGTCCATCCAGCCAGGCGGCGAGTACAGCGCGTTGAGGTTGAAGCCGACTGTCTCGCCATCGCCAATGGCGGTAGCGCGCCACTCTCCGTCGGCTAGCATTTGGCCCTTATGGTGTTCCTCGATCAGTACGTCGCAGTCCGGCCCCGCGCATTGGTAATGCACCACGCTTAAGTCTGCCGAGTAGTGCAGACGCTCCCATTCCAAGGTCTGCATGAAGCCGCAGGTCGGGCATGGCACGAAGTAGTAGCGCTGGTCGCTTGCGTCGAACAAGTCAGCGATCCGCGAGGCGCCCTTGATCGTCGGCGAGCTGGAGAAGTAGAACTTGGCGTTGCGGCCAAACGTACTGCCCCGTGTCTCTGCCAGCTCGACGGGGTCGCCCTCCTCGCCGACGTCGACATCCCAGCGGTCAACCTCGTCGCCGTAGATGTAGCGCGCTGAGAGCTCTGCCAGGTTGGCCGCTGAGCCTGCGGTCGTGACGTAAAGCGAGCCGCCTTCAAACTCTTTGGTGTCCATCGTGTTGCGCGAGTCCCGTGAGCGGATCGCGGCTACCCGCTCGCACAGCACGGGCGTTGCTTTGATCGTCTTGCTGATCCGGGATGACACGCGCTTGGCGAGCCCGAGGCTTGGCAGCAGCGTCAGGATGTTTGACGGCGCCATATGGATCAGGCCGCCGATCCAGTTGAGCGCGATCTGGGTTTTCATGAGCTGCGAGGCCACCATGGTGACGACCCGTTTGCACGGGTGCGCGGGCGACAGGCAGCGCATAGGTTCGCGGGCATATGGTGTACGGGCCGTGCGGTACTGGCCGGGCTCGGCGGCGCCAGTGTCGCGCGGGATGCGCATGTATTCGTCGGCCCACTCATCGACCCACAGATCCGGGTCGGGTTGTAGCCCTCGAAAATACGCCTCGCAGTACACGTCGGCACCGTCAGCGCATTCAAGGGTCATGGGGTCAGA